GTTCTTCCCACAGTTCAAGTTGTTCGTGGCAGGCAACCACAAACCGGCCATCCGCAACATCGACGAGGCAATGAAGCGGCGGCTGCACTTGATCCCGTTCACGATCACCGTGCCGCCCGAACGCCGCGACAAGCATCTCCAGCAGAAATTGCTGGCAGAGCGTGACGGCATTCTGGCTTGGGCAGTGCAGGGCTGCCTGGACTGGCAGCGTCTTGGGCGGCTAGATCCACCGCAGCAAGTCGTAGATGCAACCGAGGAGTATTTCGAGGCCGAGGATGCGCTGGGACGCTGGCTGGACGAACGTTGCGTGCGCGAGCCCAACGCCAAGTCACTGACAGCCGAACTGTTCAACGACTGGAAACAGTGGGCCGAAGCGGCAGGCGAATTCATTGGTGCGCAACGTCGCTTCTCCGATCTGCTGATCACGCGGGGTCTGGAGAAATGGCGCAACGGGATGGGCGTGCGCGGATTTCAGGGGATCGGCCTCAAAAACCCGCCGACTGCCGCTTACACCCCCTACGCGGACAACTGACCCCCTATGAAAACCATGCCGTCTGACGCAGCTGACGCAGTTTGTCGTAACTCTTACGCGTGCGCGTGCGTGCGCGCCTCATGGAAGGTTTCGACATCCCGTGTCAGCTGCGTCAGACCGAGAGCGAAAAAGGACTGAACACATGAACACGACGATATTGGCCCTCGATCTGGGTACGACCACTGGGTGGGCGCTGCACCACTTGGATGGCAGCATCATCAGCGGCACGGAATGCTTCAAGCCGCAGCGATTCGAGGGGGGCGGAATGCGCTTCCTCAGGTTCAAGCGCTGGCTCAACGAACTGCTGTCAGCAAGCTGCTCGATCAACGCGGTGTACTTCGAAGAGGTGCGACGACACGCGGGAGTCGATGCCGCCCACGCCTACGGGGGGTTCATGGGACACCTGACTGCGTGGTGCGAGCACCAGAACATTCCCTATCAGGGCGTTCCAGTGGGCACGATCAAGAAGCACGCCACCGGCAAAGGCAATGCCGGAAAGGACGAGATGATCATCGCAGCACGGTCACGCGGTCACGACCCCAAGGACGACAACGAAGCCGATGCCCTGGCACTGCTGCACTGGGCCATCGAGACGCAGGAGGTGTGACGTGAAGATCCCGGCACAGCAATATCGCTGCCCTCTCGGCCGCCTGCAACCGCAGACCACCGACCTGGGAACCATCAAGCAAACCGGCTGGCGTGACCAGCACATCCTCGTGGTGTCCGAGGAGGACGCGCGGCTGGATTTCGTCGAGCGTGAATTCGTGCGGCGGATTGGAGAACGCCTGTACGGAGGGAAACGTCATGGCTGAATGGACGATGGATGACGTGGCGGCGCGGTTTGCCGAGGCTGCCGAGACGGGGCGGCGACTGCCTCCGGTCAGGGTGCAGGGTTACTTCAGCGTTTGGCCCGCCTTCGTGCGCAAGGAGTGGGAAGGCTTCGCCGACAAGGATTACGAGTACCGGCCACTCCCGCCAACGCCAGAGGCCATTGACCGGATGCTGGAAGCGATGCGCTGGGTGCAATGGCTGGAGGAGGAGCAGCGCCACCTAATTTGGATGCGTGCCAAGCAACGCGAGTGGAAGGATATCTGTCGCCGCTTCGGATGCGACCGCACGACTGCGTGGCGGCGGTGGCAGAAGGCGTTGCAGGCGGTCGCCGACAGGCTCAACGAGCCAACTTGTCGCGCCGTAGCGTTTTGACCTTTATTAGCTGCAATGCGCTTGCAAGGTAGGCATTCAGCGGCAATGAGCGCTTTTTCGGCGTGCAACATCTGGGCAGGTTTTTGGGTAGGATGGCCGCTATGATCTGGACAGCGGTGCGGGCAGTGAAGGTCACTCGAATCAAGAGGGGTCCTTCCTTCCCAAAATCCCATGCGGGGGGCGCGAGCGCGGCGCTTTTCTAGCGTCAGGGTGCGAACCTAGGTTCGCACGGTTCGCAGTTCGCACCCCGCCAAGTTCGCGCTAACCACACCAACCCGCCCACGGTTTTCCGTCGGCGGGTTTTGCTTTTGGAACTTCCACAGTGAACATGCTCAACGTCGAGTACCGCAAGGTCGAGACGCTGATCCCCTACGCCCGGAATCCGAGGACGCACAACGACGAGCAGGTGGCCAAGATCGCCGCCAGCATCGTCGAGTACGGCTGGACTAATCCGATCCTGGTGGACGGCGACAACGGCATCATCGCCGGCCACGGTCGGCTGGCGGCCGCGCGCAAGTTGGAGCTGACCGAGGTGCCGGTCATCGAACTGGCTCACCTGTCGCCCACCCAGAAGCGCGCCTACGTGATTTCCGACAACCGCCTGGCGCTCGACGCCGGATGGGACGACGCGATGCTGGCGCTGGAACTGGCCGAGTTGTCCGAGGCCGGGTACGACCTCGCGCTCACCGGCTTCGACGATGCCGAGATCGAAGAGTTGCTCGCCACCGACGTCGCAGTCGGGGACGAAGCGGACGACGCACAGGAGAGCGATGAGACCGATGCGGCTGACGATGTCCCGGACGCTCCGGCGACGCCCGTCTCGCGTCCGGGTGACGTCTGGCAGCTGGGCGCGCATCGCGTCATCTGCGGTGACGCAGCCGATGCCAAGGTGGTCGCGGCCCTGATGGCTGGCGAGCAGGCGGCGCTCTGCTTCACCTCACCGCCCTACGGCAACCAGCGCGACTACACGAACACCATCATCGATTGGGATGCCCTGATGCGCGGCGTATTCGCCCAGCTGCCGATGGCCGCCAACGGCCAGTTGCTGGTCAATCTCGGACTGATTCACCGCGAACAGGAGGTCGTCCCGTACTGGGATGGATGGCTCGACTGGATGCGGACTCAAGGCTGGCGGCGCTTTGCCTGGTACGTATGGGATCAGGGGCCGGGACTGCCCGGCGACTGGAACGGTCGGCTCGCGCCGGCCTTCGAATTCGTCTTCCACTTCAACCGGAAGGACAGCGAGGCGCGCCGCCCCAACAAGATCGTGCCCTGCATCTACGCCGGGCGCGACACCCATCTGCGCGGCGACGGCACCAGCGCGGGTGGCATGCGCAACAAGGACGGCAGTAAGACGGCGTGGAATCACGTCGGCACCGTCACTCAGGATTTCCGCATCCCAGATTCGGTGGTTCGCATCATGCGGCACAAGGGCAAGATCGGTCAGGACATCGACCACCCGGCCGTCTTCCCGGTGGCGCTGCCCCAGTTCGTGCTGGAGTCCTACACCGACGAGGGCGAGATCGTGTTTGAACCGTTCTGTGGCTCGGGCACGACCCTCCTTGCCGCCCAGCGTACCGGGCGACTGACCCGGGCGACGGAGATCGCGCCCGAGTACGTCGATGTGACGGTCAAGCGCTTCCGGCAGAACTTCCCCGATGTGCCGGTGGCCCTGGCGGCCACCGGGCAGACCTTTGAGGAAGTTGCCGCCGAACGATTGGGAGCACAGGTATGAGCATCTCCTGGCTTGCCGACAAGATCGAGCAGTGGCCGACCAACCGGCTCGTGCCCTATGCCCGGAACGCGCGCACCCATACCGAATCGCAGGTGGCGCAGATCGCAGCCTCGATTGCCGAGTTCGGTTTTACCAATCCGATCCTCGCCGGCAGTGACGGCGTGATCGTCGCCGGGCACGGACGGCTAGCCGCCGCACAGAAGCTCGGCATCGAAATCGTGCCGGTGGTGGTGCTCGACCACCTGACACCAACCCAGCGCCGGGCGCTGGTGATCGCGGACAACCGGATCGCCGAGAACGCCGGCTGGGACGAGGCGATGCTGCAGGTGGAATTGGCAGCCCTGCAGGATGACGACTTCGATCTGACCCTGACCGGCTTCGACGCCGATGCCCTGGCCGATCTACTCGCCGGCGGCGAGACGACCACCGAGGGGCAGACTGACGAGGATGCCGCCCCCGAGGTGCCGGAGACGCCGGTGTCACGACCGGGCGATGTCTGGATCTGCGGCGAGCACCGTGTGCTCTGCGGCGACGCCACCGATGCCGATGCCTACGCCACGGTGCTGGGCGACGAGTTGGCCGGCATGGTGTTCACCGACCCGCCCTACAACGTGAACTACGCCAACAGTGCGAAGGACAAGATGCGCGGCAAGAACCGCGCGATCCTCAATGACAATCTCGGCGAGGGTTTCTACGATTTCCTGCTGGCGGCACTGACGCCGACGCTGGCCCACTGTCGTGGCGGCATCTATGTAGCGATGTCCTCCAGCGAACTCGACACCCTGCAATCAGCCTTCCGGGCTGCCGGCGGCCACTGGTCGACGTTCATCATCTGGGCGAAGAATACCTTCACCCTCGGGCGTGCCGATTATCAGCGCCAGTACGAGCCGATTCTTTACGGCTGGCCGGATGGTGGCGAGCGCCACTGGTGCGGCGACCGCGACCAGGGCGACGTCTGGCAGATCAAGAAACCGCAGAAGAACGATCTGCACCCGACGATGAAGCCGGTGGAACTGGTGGAGCGGGCGATTCGGAATTCCAGTCGCCCGGGTGACGTGGTGCTCGACCCGTTCGGCGGATCCGGCAGCACACTGATCGCCGCCGAGAAGTCGGGACGGCGGGCGCGGCTCATCGAACTCGACCCGAAGTACGTGGATGTGATCGTGCGCCGCTGGCAGGCATGGACAGATAGAAGTACAGTGCGTGAACAAGATGGCGTCGCCTTCGATGACCTGCTGGTGAATGCCTTGCCCGTTCCTGCCACCTCGATTGATCACGATGGAGTCCATTGCCACCCAACGGTTGCACCGTCGCAAACGCGATGAAGCCATGATCGCTGCCCATGCGGCAGGCAAGACCTATGCGGAAATTGCGCGTGAGTTTGGGGTCAGCAGCAGCCTGGTGTCCCAGCGAATCCAGTACACCCTGCGCCAGCAGCAGATCGAGCAGAGCACGGATCCCTTCGAACGCATCCAGCCCCATACCGCACGCGTGCTGAAATTGGCAGGACTGGATACCGTCGAGCAGGTTCTGGAGAAGTATTTCGCCGAAGAACTTCTCCAAATACGTGGTTTCGGCAGCAAGGCACTGCGCGACGTGGAAAAGCACTTCCTGCCATTTCACTATCGCAACTTCAAACGCAGCCCTCCGTAGCATCGTCGACGATTTCGCAGTGAATCACAAAGCCCGTTAGGTAGGGCAGGCCCTTGGGGATGCCGTAGTCCTTGCTGGTCTGGCGGCCAATCGTCCAGCCCATCCACCGCGCTACTGCGGCATCGATGGCCTGCTTGATGTCGTGGCCCCGCAGCATCTCGTTCAGGACATCGTCGGCAAAGTGCCGCCCGTGGCGGCTGTCGAGGAAGGCCCTGACCGACTCGAGGGGCTGGTAGGTGGCGTCGGAGATCGCGGTCATCGCGATGGGCCAGGCGGCTTGGGCGTCGTTGTTCATCGTGCCCCAAAAGCCCCAGGCATCGTTTTGGGTTGCTGGGATGTTGTTGGTGGTCATCGTTTTCTCCTTCGGGTTGATCGTTGCGACACCCGTATGAACGCGCTGTTCGATTGAGAAGCCAAGCTCGTTCTGAATCATTTTTGGGGGGCGGCCAGATATCGCCGCCCCGTTGTTGATCACGCAATTTTGTAGATGCGCTCGCCGCCTTCGGGCTTCTCCGAGGTGATGGTGAGTCCGAGTTTCTTCTTGAACGCGCCGGCAAAGGTGCCGCGCACCGTGTGCGCCTGCCAGCCGGTGGCCGCGCAGATCTGGTGGATGGTGGCCCCCTCCGGGCGCTGCAGCATCTGGATCACGGCGGCCTGCTTGCTGTTCTCGCGGGTGCGGGGCTTGCCCTCGACGCCGACCTTGAGCAGTCGCTTGGCCGCGTCCTGTTTTTCTTGCTCCCCGTCTTTTGCCCATTGGGCCTCTGCGGCCGACACGGCGGCCTCGACCTCGGGGTCGGGGTGAAGGGGAGCCGGCGTCGGCCGGGCGCGCCCCAGGGCGTCGTAGCCCTCGGCGGCGACGAACCAGTCGGTGCTGTCGCGGGTGATCAGGGCTCGATTGAAAAGGCCCTCCAGCACCTTGGTGCGGGCACCGCCCTTGATGTTGTCGGGGATCCATTCGATCTTGCCGCCAGTGTGTTCGATGGCGTAGGCGAGGATGGCGTGCTGGGCCGGGGTCAGTTGGATGGTGGTCATTTGATGCTCCTTCGTGGTGGTTGATGGTGTGGTCATGAACGCGCTGTTCGAGAGTGAAGCCAAGCGCTTTACGCTTTTTTTCAGCCCTGCTTCGCGGCCTGCCGGCCCGCCTCGTAGGCGGCTATCAGGGCGCTCTTGACGCCCCAGACGCTGACCTCGTGGAAGTCCATCCGGTCGCTGTTGCGGGTTTCCAGGGTTTCGATGAACAGGTGGTCCAGCGCGATCTGCTGGAGCAGGGTTTCGAGGGCTTTGTCGGTTTGCTTGCTCATGTGCGTCTCCTTGTGGCGTCGTTGATGGTGATGGCATGAACGCGCTGTCCCAGAGAGAAGCCAAGCTGATTTTTAGGAAATCACGAACAAATGATTGAAGGTGCTCATGGGACTCTCGATTCGCGCCTATGCGCGCCACCGGGGCGTTTCCGACGCGGCGGTGCGCAAGGCCATCGCGGCGGGTCGGATCACCCCGGAGGCTGACGGCACGCTGGATGCCGAACGGATTGACGCCGAGTGGGCGCGCAATACCGAAGCGCCCCGTAACGGCACGCGTGCCAAACCGGTGCGCGTGGCCGTACCGACGGAACCTGCATCGGCAGGCGACAGCCAAGCTGTGCTGCCCGCAGGCGGTACATCCCTGCTGCAGGCCCGCACCGTCAACGAGGTGGTCAAGGCGCAGACCAACAAGGTGCGTCTGGCCCGCCTCAAGGGCGAACTGGTCGACCGGCCCCAGGCCATCGCCCACGTATTCAAGCTGGCGCGGGCCGAGCGGGATGCCTGGCTCAACTGGCCGGCGCGCATCTCGGCGCAGATGGCGGCGAAGCTCGGCGTCGATGTCCACACCCTGCACGTCGCGCTGGAGACCGCCGTGCGCGAACACTTGCAGGAGTTGGGCGATGTTCGCCCGAGGGTGGACTGATGCTGGATGCGGATTACGAAGGTGGGCTCGACATCGAGCGCGCCTGGCGGGAGGGGCTGACACCCGATCCCTTGTTCACGGTATCGGAGTGGTCGGATCGCCACCGGATGCTCTCCAGCAAGGCATCGGCCGAGCCGGGCCGCTGGCGCACCAGCCGCACGCCGTACCTGAAGGCAATCATGGATTGCCTGTCGCCGATGTCGGCGGTGGAGCGGATCGTGTTCATGAAGGCGGCGCAACTGGGCGCGACTGAGATGGGCAACAACTGGATCGGCTACGTGATCCACCACGCCCCCGGCCCGATGATGGCGGTGTCGCCCACCGTGGAGATGGCCAAGCGCAACTCCAAGCAGCGGATCGACCCACTCATTGAGGAGTCGCCGGTGCTGGCTGAACTGATCGCACCGGCCCGCAGCCGTGATGCCGGCAACACGATTCTGGCGAAGGAGTTTCGCGGCGGCGTGCTGGTGATGACAGGCGCGAACAGCGCCGTCGGCCTGCGTTCGATGCCGGTGCGCTACCTGTTCCTGGACGAGGTCGATGGCTACCCGTCCGACGTCGATGGCGAGGGCGATGCGATCTCACTTGCCGAGGCGCGCACCCGCACCTTCGCGCGGCGCAAGATTTTTATCGTCTCGACGCCGACGATTGCCGGGGCGAGCAGCATCGAGCGGGAGTACGAGGCCAGCGACCAGCGCCGCTACTTCCTGCCGTGCCCGCATTGCTCTCACCGGCAGTGGCTGCGCTTCGAGCAGCTGCGCTGGGAGAAGGGGCAACCGGAGACGGCGGCCTACGTCTGTGAGGCGTGCGACGAGTCGATTCCAGAGCAGCACAAGACCTGGATGCTGGAGCACGGCGAATGGCGTGGGCTGGTTCCCGAGAACGGGGCCAAGACCGCCGGCTTCCACCTCTCGTCCCTGTACAGCCCGGTGGGCTGGCGTAGCTGGCGGGAGATCGCCGCCGCCTGGGAGAGTGCAGTGAACAAGGAATCCGGATCGGCCGCCGCCATCAAGACGTTCAAGAACACCGAGCTTGGCGAGACTTGGGTCGAGGAAGGCGAAGCCCCCGACTGGCAGCGCCTCATCGAGCGGCGCGAGGAGTATCCCATCGGTCGCATCCCGGCTGGCGGCCTGCTGCTGGTCGGCGGGGCCGACGTGCAGAAGGATCGCATTGAGGCCTCGATCTGGGCCTTCGGTCGCTGCAAGGAATCGTGGCTCGTCGAGCACCGTGTGCTGATGGGCGATACCGCCCGCGATGCGGTGTGGAAACGCCTCGGTGAGTTGATCGCCGAGACGTGGTCGCACGAGTCGGGCGCGCAGTTGCCGCTCGCCCGGTTCGCCCTGGACACAGGTTTCGCCACTCAGGAGGCCTACACCTTCGTGCGGCTGGTACGCGATCCTCGCGTGATGGCAGTCAAGGGCGTGCCCAAGGGCGCGGCCCTGGTGGGCACGCCAACGGCGGTCGATCTCTCGCAGGGCGGCAAGAAGCTGCGCCGTGGCATCAAGGTGTTCTCGGTCGCGGTCGGCATCGCCAAACTGGAGTTCTACAACAACCTGCGCAAGGCGGCAGATGTGCTGGAGGACGGCGTCACGCTGCGTTACCCCACCGGCTTCGTGCATCTGCCCAAGGTCGATGCCGAATTCGTGCAGCAGCTGTGCGCCGAGCAGTTGATTACGCGGCGCGACCGCAACGGCTTCGCCATCCGCGAGTGGCAGAAGATGCGCGAGCGCAACGAAGCCCTGGACTGCTACGTGTATGCCCGTGCAGCGGCGAGTGCTGCCGGCCTCGACCGCTTTGAGGAACGACACTGGCGCGAACTGGAACGACAGATCGGACTCTCGCCGCCTGGCGATCCCGATCTGCAAATCGAGCAACCCACTGAGGCCACCCAACGCGGTGGCCTCGCTGTTTCTGGAACCCCAAGAACGGGCCGGCGCGTGATTCGCAGTCGCTGGTTCAGTTGATCACCACCACTGGAGAACCCCACCATGAGTCTGCAAACCCAACTCAACAGCTTCGTCCTGCGCGTCGCCGAGGAATTTAACACCGTCAAGGGACGCACCGGTACGCTGACCGCGCTGACCACCACCGACAAGTCGAGTCTGGTTGCGGCGATCAACGAACTGAAGGCCGCGATCATCACGGCGGTGGCCATCGACGATCTTCAGGTCTCGACGACGAGTACGTATTCGTCGAACAAGGTCGTCACCCTGCTCGATGCGCTGAAGGCCGACATCTTGGGCGGTGCCGACCCGGCCTACGACACCCTGCTGGAACTCCAGCAGGCGTTGCAGAACGACCAGACCGGCATCGCCGCGCTCACGGCGGCCATCGACAAGCGCGTGCGCTTCGATGCGGTGCAAACGCTGACGGTGCCCGAGCAACAGCAGGCCCGCGACAACATCGGCGCGGTCGCCGCTACTGACATCGGCGACACCACCACCGACTTTGTGGCGATCTTCAACGCCGCCCTGGTGTAAGCAATGAGTCTCGTCGCGCAACTATCGGCGCTCGCCACCCGTATCGGCACCGAGATCAAGGGGCTGATTCGTCCCGACCATCCGGGGCTTGCCCGGGCGTGGGCGAATTTCGGCTACGTCGGCAGCGCGGTCGAGCTGCGGGCCGCCCACAACGTGGCGTCGGTATCACGCCTCGCCGCCGGTCGCTACCGCATCACCTTCGCCACGCCCTTCGTAGACGTCAACTACTGCTGGGTAGCGACCGGTCGCAGCAATGTTGCCACTGGCACGATCCGGTACGCCGCCGCTCGTTCCACCACCGATGGCAAGACGACCACGACGCTCGACATCGTGTGCATCACCAGTGCCGGTTCGCTTGCCGACACCACGGAAATCAACGTGGTGGTCTATCGATGAGCATCCCGACCTACACCGAAGCCCAGTTGCAGGCGCTGCGTGATGCCTTGGCCAAGGGCGAGAAGCGCGTGAGCTTCGGCGACAAGACGGTCGAGTACCGCACTGTCGAGGAACTGAAGCAGGCCATCGCCGAAGTCGAAGCCGCGATGCACAAGGATGCCGTGGCCACTGGTCTATATCCGCGTGCGCCGCGCCAGATCCGGGTGACCACCGGAAAGGGGTTCTGATGAGCTGGATGACTCGAATCCGCACCCTGTTCGGCGGCGCTCCGGCGCACGAGGTTGCCGGGCGTGGTCGTCGCGCGCTCGCGTGGATGCCGGGAAACCCCGGTGCGGTGGCGGCGATGCTCGCCACCTCCAACGAACTGCGCGTGAAGTCCCGGGATCTGGTGCGCCGCAATGCCTGGGCCAACGCCGGCATCGAGGCCTTCGTCGCCAATGCCGTCGGCACCGGCATCAAGCCGCAGTCGATGGCGCAGGACGAAACCTTCCGCGTCGCCGTGCAGGTGCTCTGGCGCGACTGGACGGAAGAAGCCGACGCCACCGGTCAGACCGATTTCTACGGCTTGCAGTCCCTGGCGGCCCGGGCGATGTGCGAGGGCGGCGAGTGCTTCATCCGCCTGCGTCCTCGCCGCCCCGAGGATCGGCTGGCTGTGCCGCTTCAACTGCAGTTGCTGGAAGCCGAGCACCTGCCGCTGACGCTCAACACGGAATTGCCCTCGGGCAACGTGGTGCGTTCTGGCATCGAGTTCGACGCGATGGGACGGCGTGTCGCCTACCACCTCTACCGCTCGCACCCCGAGGACGGTCGGCTCTCGCCGATGTCGGGTCAGGGCGGACAGGACACCGTTCGGGTGCCGGCGGTCGAGATCATGCACCTCTATCGTGTGCTTCGGCCCGGCCAGATTCGCGGCGAGCCGTGGCTGGCCCGCGCGCTGGTGAAATTGAACGAGCTCGACCAGTACGACGACGCCGAACTGGTGCGCAAGAAGACCGCCGCGATGTTCGCCGGCTTCATCACGCGGCTCGCCCCAGAGGACAACTTGATGGGCGAAGGCCTGTCGGATGCCGACGGCGTGGCGCTCGCCGGCCTGGAGCCGGGCACCTTGCAGATTCTGGAGCCGGGCGAGGACGTGAAATTCTCCGACCCCGCCGACGTTGGTGGCAGCTACGCGGAGTTTCTGCGCACCCAGTTCCGGGCGGTAGCCGCCGCCATCGGCATCACCTACGAGCAACTGACCGGCGACCTGACGGGCGTGAACTACTCGTCCATCCGCGCCGGGTTACTGGAGTTTCGCCGGAGGATGGAGGCCATCCAGCATGGCGTGATCGTCCATCAGCTGTGCCGCCCGGTGTGGAATGCCTGGCTGGATCAGGCCGTGCTCTCCGGTGCTGTCACAGCGCCCGGGTTTGCCCGCCGCCGCCGCGAGTACGCCGCCTGCAAATGGATTCCCCAGGGCTGGCAGTGGGTCGATCCGGAGAAAGAGTTCAAGGCGATGCTGCTGGCGATTCGTGCCGGCCTGATGTCCCGCTCGGAAGCAATCTCGGCCTTCGGCATGGACGCCGAAGACGTCGACCGCGAGATCGCTGCCGACAACGCCCGGGCCGATGCGCTCGGGCTGATCCTCGATTCCGACCCGCGCAAGGCGGCACAGGGTAACAGCGCCGCTACGGCAACCCCGCCGCCCCCACCTCAGGACTGACCCCATGAACCTGTTGCCCCATATGGCGGCGCGCCTCTTCGGTGCGCCGCTGATGATCCATCGTCCAAAGCTCGAGGTGATCCTCGCCGTGCTGGGCCCGCGCATCGGTCTGCCGCAGGCGGCTGTGCCGAGCGATGCCATTCCGGATCGAGTCGCCACGCCGACCGGTGCTACCGGCATCGCCGTATTGCCGGTCTACGGCACGCTGGTGCGCCGCACGGTTGGACTGGAAGCCGAATCCGGCCTTGCCAGTTATCAGGGCGTCGCCACGATGCTGGATGCAGCGGTGGCCGACCCGAATGTGGCGGCGATCATGCTCGACATCGACAGCGCCGGAGGCGAGTCGGGCGGCGTGTTCGACCTGGCCGACCGGGTGCACGCCGCGACCAAGGTCAAACCGGTCTGGGCGCTGGCCAACGATATGGCCTTCTCGGCGGCCTATGCCATTGGCTCGGCCGCCAGTCGTCTCATCGTCACGCGCACCGGCGGTGTCGGCTCCATCGGTGTCATTGCGATGCACGCCGACCAGTCGGTGAAGGATGCCCAGGACGGCGTGCGCTACACGACCGTCTTCGCCGGGGCGCGCAAGAACGATCTCAACCCGCACGAGCCGATCTCCGACGAAGCGCACGCCTTCCTCAAGGCCGAGGTCGGGCGCGTCTATGAACTGTTCGTCGATACCGTCGCCCGCCACCGGAATCTCTCGGCGGACGCGGTGCGGGCCACCGAGGCCGGCATCTATTTCGGGGCCGACGCAGTTGCCGCCGGTCTGGCCGATGCCGTCGGCACCTTCGACGACGTGCTGCTCGAACTCACCGATTCGCTTTCCCAACGTCTTGTGTTGCCGGCTGCCGTTTCCACGGTGGCGGTCGCGCAGGGCACTTCCTCGCAACTCAGACTGGAGACCTCCATGAATGAACCCGCAACCCCTGCTGCTGATGGGACTGGCGTTGATCCTGATCGCGCTGCTCCTGCGACGCCCACCCCGGCAATGACCATCGACGACGCCCAGGAGGTCGCCGAACTCTGCGCGCTGGCCGGCTGCCCCGAACGCATCCCCGGCTACCTCGCCGCGCGCACGTCGCCGGCCAAGGTGCGCAGCCAACTGCTGACTGCCCGCGCCGACAGCCCGGAAATCACCAGCCACATCGCACCGGATGCTGCCAAGCCGAATCCCCAATCCCTCAACGACAACCCGCTGGTGATGGCCGCGCATTCCCGCGCAAATTCGGCCCGCGCCGGCAAGGAGAACTGAAATGCCCGCCATTACCGAAGGACTCAACCTTGGCGACCTTCTGAAGTACGAAGCGCCGAACCTGTTTTCCCGCGACCAGGTGACTGTCGCTTCCGGCCAGACGCTGCCCTTGGGCGCTGTGGTCGGCATCGTGACCGCCACCGGCAAGGTCAAGCAGATTGACCCGAGCGCCACCGACGGCAGCCAGTACGCCGCAGGTGTCCTGATGCAGCCGTGCGACGCGGCGCTCATCGACCGCGAGGACGGACTGATGGTGGCGCGTCACGCCATCGTCGCCGACCACGCCCTGACCTGGCCTGCCGCCATCACCGTCGCCGAGAAGCAGGCCGCCGTCCTGCAGCTGAAGAGCCTCGGCGTCCTCATCCGCAAAGGAGTCTGACCATGAACAACCCCTTCGACAATCCGTCGTTCTCGATGTCGGCGCTGACCGCCGCCATCAACATCCTGCCCAACAACTACGGCCTCATGGAAAGCATGGGCCTGTTCCCGACCAAGCCGGTGCGCTTCCGTTCAGTGGTGGTGGAGGAGAAGAACGGCATCCTGACCCTGCTGCCGACGATGCCTGTCGGCTCGCCCGGTACCGTCGGCAAGCGCGGCAAACGCAAGCTGCGCTCGTTCGCCATCCCCCACATCCCGCACGACGACGTGGTGCTGCCCGAGGAAGTCCAGGGCATCCGCGCCTTCGGTTCGGAAACCGAGGTTCAAACCGTAGCCTCCGTGATGGCCGAGCATCTCCAGACGATGCGCAACAAACATTCCATCACCCTGGAGCATCTGCGCATCGGCGCGCTCAAGGGCATCATCCTCGATGCTGACGGCTCGGAACTCTACAACCTGTTCGACTTGTTCGAGATCACACCCAAGGTGGTCAACTTCCAGCTCACCAACGCGGCGACGGACGTGAAGAAGAAGTGCCTCGATCTCAAGCGCTACCTTGAGAAGAACCTCAAGGGCGAGCGGATGAACGGGGTGCACTGCCTGGTTTCCGAGGAGTTCTTCGACGCGCTGACCAGCCACGACAACGTCAAGGCTGCCTACGACCGCTGGCAGGATGGTCTGGCGCTGCGTTCCGATCTGCGCACGGGCTTCACCTTCGCCGGCATCACCTTCGAGGAATACTCGGGCGAAGCCAGCGACGGCGACGACAACGTGCATCGCTTCATCGCCGCCGGCGAGGGTCACGCCTTTCCGCTCGGCACGGTGGACACCTTCGCTACCTACTTCGCGCCCGCCGACTTCAACGAGACGGCGAACACGCTGGGCCAGCCGCTGTACGCGAAGCAGGAGCCGCGCAAGTTCGAGCGCGGCACCGATATCCACACCCAGTCGAACCCGCTGCCGATGTGTCATCGTCCGGCGGTGCTGGTGAAGGTGCTGGCGTCCTGATGGCCTTCGTCGAAGACATCTACGACGCGGCGGCGCGCTCAAACCTGCTCACGCGGGCAATCGTCGGGGGCACGGAGGTCATGGTCGACTTCCGTGCTCCCGATGAGGACGTGCTCGACGGTCTGGGCGTCTCGCGCAACCACACCATCCGCTATCCGGTCAGCCGGCTGCCTGGCCTCACCGCCGGCAACACGCTGGAAATCGCGGGCCAGACCTATCGCGTGCGAGAAGTGACCGCGATGGGCGATGGCACCGAGGCTCGCGCCTCGCTCACCCGACTGTAGGACTGGTCATGTCCAACTCGATCCGCGAGCAGATTCTGCAAGCGGTGACGGGGCTTCTTGCACCCGTCGCCACCGCAGCCGGGGCACAGGTGCGGCGCTCGCCGCCGACTGGCATCACGCGCGAGCAGTCGCCGGCACTGCTGGTGTTCCCGGAGTCGGATGCCATCACCCAGCGACCCAACGACCGTGTCGAGCGGCAACTGGTCGTTCGGGTGGTAGCGCTGGCCCGCGAAACCGGAAGCGAAGCGCCGGAGGTGATCACCGACCGATTGATGGTGGCCGCCCACGCGGCACTGCTGGCCGACGTCAATCTCGGCGGCCTGTGTCTCGGCATCCGCGAACTGGACTGCGAGTGGGATGTGGAGGACGCCGATGCCACAGCCGCCGCCATTCCGGCTCGCTACCAGATCACCTACCGCACGCTGGCCGCCGATCTCTCAACCCGAGGATGAACCTATGCCCAACCAAACCATTGAACTGCTGAAACCCCACACGCACACCGGCATCGTCTACCCACCGGGCGCGGTCATCGCGCTCGACGACGACCTGGCGAAGTGGCTGGTCGATGCCGGCATCGCCCGGATCGTGCAGCCGACCCCGAAACCCATCCCCCGCAATGAGGAGAAATCCAAGTGAGCTACTACGCATCCTTCCAAGGCCGGGTCTATCTCGGCAAGCGCGACATCAACGGCCTGCCCATCGAGGTGCGCAGCCCCGGCAACGTCGCCGACCTGAAGCTATCCCTCAAAACCGAAGTGCTGGAGCACTACGAATCCCAGTCTGGCCAGCGCTCGCTCGACCACCGGATGATCAAGAGCAAGTCGGCCACGATCAACCTGGCCATCGAGGAATTCACCAAGGAAAACCTCGCGCTCGCCCTCTACGGCACCCATGTCGCCACGACCGGCGGTACGGTGACCGACGAGCCGGTGGGCGGCGCGGCCCCGGTCGTGGGCGACCGCTATTTCCTCGCCCACCCCAAGGTGTCGACACTGGTCGTCAAGGATTCCGCCGGCACGCCGGCCACGCTGACGCTCGGCACGCACTACACCGCCGACACCGACTTCGGTGCCCTCCAGTTTCTGGATACCACCGGCCTCACCGCGCCGTTCAAGGCCAGCTACGCCTTCGGCGATGTCTCGGAGATCGGCATCTTCACGCAGCCGCTGCCCGAGCGTTACCTGCGCCTGGAGGGACTCAACACAGCCCAGGGCAACGCCAAGGTGCTGGTTGAGCTCTACCGCGTGGCCTTCGATCCGCTGAAGGAACTGGCGCTGATCTCGAACGAGTACAACAAGTTCGATCTGGAAGGCTCGCTCCTGGCCGACTCGACGAAACCCTACGACGCGGTGCTCGGCCAGTTCGGTCGCATCGTGCAGATCTGATCATGGACGCGCAGACCTTCGCGGCGCTGCCGCCGGTACCCGAGACCGTGATCATCGGCGGCGAAACCCTCGACATCACGCCTCTCAAGGTGGGCGAACTGCCGATCTTCGCCCGCACCGTGCGTCCCATCGCCGGCAAGCTCGGCCCCGATCCCGACTGGTTGCGCCTGCTGTCCGAGGATGGCGAGTCGGTGATTCTGGCACTGGCCATTGCCTGCCGCCGACCGCCGGAGTGGGTGTCGGGCCTGGCCCTAGACGACGCGATCCGGCTGGCCGAAGCGGTGTTCGGGGCGAACGCGGATTTTTTTATCCGCCGCGTGGTGCCGGAGATCACACGGGTGAGCCAAACCCTCGGCACGCTGATCCCTGGTCAGATGCCCTCCAGCGGCTCATCCGATCCGGCCACCGTTACCCCGACGTCCTGACCTACACGCTCGCGCAGCTGCGGGTGTTTCTCGCGGCCATCGACCGTGACGAACGCGACGATCTGGCGGCGCAGTTCGCCTTGCTGGTTACTGCCCAACGCGGCGGCAGCGCCGAGATCAAACAGCTGCTGAAGGAACTCTCTCGATGAAACTCTCGCTCACCACCTCGGGCTTGCTCGAACCGAAGCGGCTCGACAGCTGGGTGCCAGAGAAGCGTCGGGCGATCCGGAAGGCGGTCGAGGCCGGGATGAAGGTCGCAGGCAAGGAGATCGTCCAGGCGGCCCAGTCCCGGATGCAGTCGGCCTTCAAGGTAAGGAAAGCCGGCTTCGTGAAGTCGATGCGCCACAAGCTCTACGCCGGCAGTCCCGAGAAATTCCCGGCGCTGCTGGTCGGCTCGCGCATTTCGTGGCTGGGCATCCACGTCCGTGGAGGCACCATCGGCGGGCGACTCCTGATTCCGCTCCTGCCCGAGCACCAGCGCATCGGCCGCAAGGCGTTCCGGCGCGTGATCGACGGCCTGATGCGTGCCGGCAATGCCTTCTTCATCGAGAGGAACGGCAAGGTGATCCTGATGGCCGAGAACATCAAGGACAACACCAGCGAACTGCGCCGTTTCAAGCGTGCCGAACGCGGCCGCACCGGCGCGAAATCGATCAAGCGTGGCCAGGAGATTCCCATCGCCGTGCTGGTGCCGAGTGTGACCCTGCGAGGTCGCTTTGACCTGCCGGGGCTCGTGCGCTCGCAAATGCCCAAGCTCTCCACCGCGATCCTGCAACAACTCAACGCACAAGGTTTGTAACCCGTGGCATCCGACCGCGCCCAAATCCTCATCACCGCCATTGACCAGACCAAGGCGGCGCTCGCCTCGGTGAAGGCGAATCTGGAGGGCCTGTCGTCGGCCGCTAGCAAGGTCAATGGCGTGCTGGCGGGACTGGGCGCAGCCTTGTCGCTGGGCGCGCTCGTTGCCGCTGGCAAGGCCGCCCTCGATACCGCCGACAACCTCTCCAAGCTCTCGCAGAAGACCGGCATTTCCGTCGAGTCGCTGTCGCTGCTGAAACCCATCGCTGAGCAGTCCGGGATTTCGCTGGAGGGACTGGCCAAGGGGATGCAGAAGCTGGCGACCGCAATGGTCGAGGCGGCGGGCGGATCGAAGGAACAGGTCGAGGCCTTCAGCCGGTTGGGCGTTTCCGTCAAGGATGCCGCCGGCCAGTTGCGCCCGACCGAAGAGGTGCTGCTCGATCTGGCCGATGCCTTCGCGGCGATGCCGGATGGGGCCGAGAAATCGGCGCTGGCCGTCAAACTCTTCGGCAAGAGCGGCGTCGAGCTGATCCCGTTCCTGAACCAAGGCCGGGCCGGCATCGAGGAACTCAAGCGGAAGTTCAAGGAGCTTGGCCTCGAGATCAGCGGCGACACCGCGAAGGCCGCCGAGAAGTTCAACGATACGCTGGACACGGTGAAGCAGGCTCTCTCCGGCATCGCCATGAAGGTGGCGGAAGCCGCGCTTCCGGCTCTGCAGGCGCTGGCCGACGCACTGGTGGCCCTGGCCAGCCACGGCGAAGAGATCATGACCGTGCTGCGGGTACTCGGGGAGATCATCGTCGCTGTGCTGGCCGTCAAGGGCGTCGCGGCGGTGGCTGCGTTGGGTAGTGCCTTGGCGGTACTGAAGGCAGCCTTCATGCGTTTCCTGCCGGTGCTCGCCGCCGTCGCGGTCTGGGAGATGGGGCGCGGCATCGTCAACATGGTGCAGGACATCCGCGAGACCAACCGCGCCATTGATGAGATGAACCGGCAGCGCCAGCAGCTAGAACAGCTGACCGCCGCGATGGAGGAACTGGCCAATACCGGCACGCTCTCCGTCAAAACCCAGATGATGCTGGCCGCGCAGGCCGCCGAGCGACTCAAGGCCGCATTGCCCGGTACGGCAGACGCGCTGCGCGCCATCCAGGGCGCGGCCACTCAGGCTGGCGAAGCGATCCGGCAGGCGCTCGATGCCGAGACCAAGAAGGCCGCCGAAACCGTCAAGCAACTCTCAGCCAGCTACAAACAGGTCGCCGCCGACATCAAGGCGATCTGGGATGCGCGCGTTGCCGAGATCGAGTCGAACTACAAACGGCAGGAAGCGGCGGCGCAGAATGCGGCGCGCTCCGAAGCCGCCGCCATCCGCGAATCTGCCCAAGCATTACTCTCTGCCGAACGCGAGAAACTCGTGGCGGTGGAAGCCGGTGCGCGGCAGATGGAGTCGGCCTGGAAGGCCACCTACGGTCAGGCCGTGGCGCTCGCCCGCGCTGCCGGTCAGGACGTGCAAGCCATCGAGCGGCAGGCAGTCGAGGCGCGCATCGCCATCTACTCGCAACTGGAGTCGGCCTATCGTGCCACGGTCGACCGGCTGATCGCCGAGGAGCAGCGCCATCTGCAGGCCGCCAAGGCGGCCGACGAAGCACGGCTCAACCTGCGCCTGTCGGTCGAGGATCGCATCCGCGAACTGACACGCAAGGGGATGGACGAGTACGCGGCCTATCAGGATCGGCTGCGCCAGATCGACGAGAAGCAGGCGCAGGCCCGCGCGGCACTCGCCGCCGGCAACTACGAGCAGGCACGGAAACTCGCCGAGGAAGCCATCGCCCTGGCCGAGCGTACCGCCTCGGCGGTGACTCGCCAGGTCGAGCAGAACGGAAAGACGGTCACCCAGACCGTGGTGTCGGAGGGACAGGCGGCGGCGACCGCCATCGGTGAGATCAAAGAGGCCGCCGGCATTGCCGATGCCGCCTTGAAGGGCTTGGGCGACGCGCACAAGCAGGCTGCCAGCGCCGCTGGCCAGGGTGCCGACGAGGCCAAACGTGCTCTTGCTTCCGTGTCCGACGAATTGGATAAGCTGCGCCAGCAGTTGCTCGCGCAGGACAAGCTCAAGCTCGAGGTCGACATCGAGGCCGCGAAAGCTGGCATCGAAAAGCTCAAGGCGCTGACCGAGGCGCAGCAGCTCGTCGCCAAGATTCAGGCTGACACCCAGGAGGCACAGGCCTCTCTGGAGAAACTGAAGTCCGACGCCGACAACCTGCAACTACTCGCCAAGGTCGAGGCCGACACCAGCCAGGTCATTGCCGATATCGACCGGCTCAAGGGCACACTTTCCAGCGCCAACGTGGAAATCCCGGCGCTGGTGTCCTTCGATCAGCCCCGCCAGCAGCTGGCGTCGTTCGCGCAGGATGCCAAAACGGTGCTGTCGGCCCCCACCTCGGCCACGCACACCGTGCAGCCTGACCTGAATCAGTACCGGGCTGCAGTGTCGGAACTGCTGCGCCCGACCTCCAGCACCCACACGATCTACGTCACCAAGGTCTACACCAATGCCCAGGGTGGCCTGATCCAGAAGCTGGCTGAAGGTGGGCAGGCTGTGGCTGATGGATTTCGTCGAATGTCGGGGCGCATTTTCGGGCCGGGTACCGAAACCTCGGATTCGGTGCCGGCGCTGCTCTCACACGGCGAATTCGTGATCCGGGCGGCCAGCGTGCGCAAGTTCGGCGAGGCCTTCTTCGCTTCGCTCAACGCGGGCTTTCTGCCCGCCATGCCGCGCTTCGCCGCTGGAGGGGCGGTAGGCAATGCCGTGAGCCAGATGGCGATGATGGCGGGTGACAACGGCACGCCGGCCCGCGATGTGGTCGACCTGCGCTTCCACGTCGGCGGCAAGCCGCACACGGTGCAGTCCTCGCGCGAGACGGCGATGCAACTGGCGCAGGCGCTGCGCGAATTGTCGCGGGGGGTGTGATGAAGGCGTCACTGCCCATCGAATTCTTCACCTGCACCTGGCAGAGCGCGCAGGACGAAGTGCGCCAGCAGCGTGACTGCGACTGGTGGATCTACGACTGGCCGAACGTGGATTTCTACTGGCTGTTCGGCAACAACTACTGGTGGATTCAGCCGCAGCCGGATCACAGTCCGCTGGCGCGTCGCTACTACGATCAGGTCGTCAGCGATCTCAACAACGCCACGAGTCAGGCGTACAGCCAGTGCGAGAGTCGTCACTACGCATCGCAGTCGGAACCGGAGCCCGGCCTGCGTCTCACTGTTTCCAGCCGCCTCGACCGGGGTGCGGCGATACGCGGTAGCAGCACCGAGTCCAGCGGCATCGAGGCCCGGCTGTCCGTACCATTCGCGGGCGGGACGACCCCGCCGCCGCCCACGCCCTGTCCGATGCTGCGGCGCGAGCTCTTCGCTAGGCCGGTCGACTTCAACTACGTGCTGCATGGGCCAGGGGGCGGCAACTTCCGCTGGGAGTGGCGGGATCAGCAGGCCGTGACGCCTGACCCGTATTTCGAGCTTTACGGTCGTACCCTGAAATTCTCCGGTAGCAGCGGCTCGCAGTTCCTCGGCAGCCTGCATCTCATCATCGACCGGGTCGCCGATCTGTGGGTGCGCTTCGAGTCTCGACCGATTCCGGCAACCGTCGCGGATCGGGTCGATCCAGCCCAGCCGCTCTCCTATCAGGTCAGCACCGGCGGCGGCTACTTCGGCATCGCGGCCGTGATCGAAGTGCTGCACGTCGAGTCGGGCCAGATCTGGTACCAGAGCGTGCACGGCTCGAACTACTCGCCCGGTCAGATGACCACGTACAGCTGGTGGCCGAGTGGCTGGGAACAGATGTCGATGGACGCCAACGGCATCATCCGGCACTACAACGTGGACTGGTTCTACTGGTTCAACACCATCGACCCTGCCAGCATCGGGCTGCCGACAACCGGCACCTACCGGATGCGCTACATCCTGCTGGCCTACGGCTACCAGACCTACAGCCGCTCGGTGAGCAGCAACGCGCTGGGCCTCTCCGGCGATACGCGGATGTCGTGGAAATCGATCTGGCTCTCGCACATGCCGTCGCTGATCAGCTACACGCCCGGGATGACCGACGGCATCATCCCCCCGTTCGAGGTGACCTACACGCGCAGTCCGGTGCTCTATCCGTGGCCGGCGAACGGAACCGGCATCCTGTTCGATGCCGTGTTCGACATGAAGAACATCACCACCTTCCGCTTCGTGATCAAGGTGGGCAACACTTTCGATTTTGCCGTCGGACTGGTGGTGCAAGCCTCGGGCTGGCAGGCGTGGGTGCATCTGGAGCCGGGCGAGATGAAATACCTGGCCGGCGGCGTGTCGATTTCCGGGATGGCGAACTGGAATGCCTACCCGCTGCATCCGCAGTCGCCGAATTACGGGTGGCAAGGCAACTGGGGCAGCAGCTACATTTCGATGTACAACGGCCAGTGCTCGATCTCGTTCAGCCTGTTCCTGACCGCGCCCGATAATCCGGAAACGACGCCGGCCAACCTACCGGCAAAGCGGGCGACGCAGCGCTGGTATTGGGACCTGGCGAGTTTCGGCCCGCAGTACGAACCGGAGTGGGGCGCGATCAAGAAATACGCCCCGGACGGGCGTTACGACTACGAGTACGTGCTCCAGCAATACAACCTGAATGCGGTGGCGATCACGAGCATCAACCGTTCGATCACCAAGCCAAGCTACCAGCCGCTGATCAATCCGGCCACCTACTTCGTGACCGGCTACCAGACCGTGCTCTACGACTGGAGCAGCCCGTGGCACAAGCGCCCTTGGCCGGGCTACTCGGGGTGGGGCAGCCTCTCCGCGCCGATCATGATCAACGGCGAACGCCTCACCTGGAACGGATCCCAAAACGTCTGGGTGCCGGTGGAGGCGGTGTCGATTTCGCTCACCCGCACGATGATGCAGCAGGTGGCGGCAATGCTCGGTGTCGTCGAATACGTGGTGATGGATGGCGATGACATTCGCTGGTTCGTGCCGGTCACCTACAGCCCACCGACCTATCCCGAGTCGTTCTCGAACGTCTTGTGGATCGACCGCTTCTACACGCGGGGCGGGGCGCTGATCGACGACGCGGCGATGCGATCCGCCTTCCAGACGGTGATTGCCAACAACGCCGCCAGTTGGTCGAACTACCGGAACATCGTCATCCATCCTTCTGTGCGCTTCGGCAGTTTCCTCGACAACGGCGGTTTCGAGGTGGGCGACTACCTGCTGGGGCCGAACGGCGACATGGTCGAGGTGGGAAGCCTCGCCGCGCTCAGTTCAGTCAGCACGCGCTTCCTCTACTACATCAAGCCCGAGTTCCGGTAGGAGACCAACGTGATCATCTTGGACGGCATTCAACTGCCGGCGGGCCTGCTTTGGTCCGACGAATGGACAAGCAGCCGCGTCGCGCAGACCGTGCGCCGCACCCTGGACGGGTCGGTGGTGGTGTTCTACGGCCAATTGCAGGCCGGGCTGCCCATCACCCTGGAATCCGAATCCGACGCTGGCTGGTTCACACGCGCCCAGATCGAGGCACTGGCCTTGCGCGCGGCGAGCCCCGGCGGCGTCTACAGCCTGACCCTGCGCGGCGAGTCGCGGCAGGTGATGTTCCGCCACCAGGACGCACCCGCCTTCGAGGCTCGACCGCTGGTGTCAGTGGCCAATCCACAAGCCGGCGATTTCTATCTCGCCACCCTGAAGCTCATGACCGTTTGAGAGGAACCTATGCCCATTCTCGACAATGAAATCGTCTGGCGGCCAGCCGCCCTGATGTCCGATGTGACGCCCGCGCAGAACGGCGGGCGGATGACCTTCTCGCAACTGGTGTCCGGGGTGAAAAACAATCTCTTCCCCGACGTGTCGCAGTCCGAGCGACTGGCCGGCGCGGTGAAGTGGCGCAAAGCCTTCATTCACGTCAACAGTGCGCAGGACACAGCGCTCCTGAACGTGCGCCTGTTCCTCGATAGCCTGACGCCTGCCGGCGACTTCGTGGTGTTCCAGCCGGGCACACAGACTGACACAGAGGATCAGATCGCCGGGCGGACCTATGGCATCGGCACGCTTTACGCACCCATCGTCGGTGGGGCCGTCCAGATTCAGGTGGCCTGCGAACACAACGCCGAGTACGCCACCCTGCAACCGCTTCGGGTCGGCGACGTGCTGCGCGTCTCGGATCGACCGAGCACCGGTGGTGCCGGCAACGAGGAGTGGGTCAGCGTCACCGGCATTGCCTACGGCGTAGATTTCGCCACGGTGGATGTCTCACCCGCGCTCGTGAACAGCTACGCCACGTCGAACACGTTGGTGTCCAGCGTGCTGGAACTGCCGAGTGCCGTGGCCAGCGTGAGTGGCGTGTCGGTCACCAGCGGTGGCGGTAGCTTCGATTCCGCCACCGTCGGCAACCTCGTCGCCCACAACAAGGGCGCGGTGGAAGAGAGTTGGACGCTGATCTTCACAAGCGCCACCACCTTCACGGTGTCGGGCAACACGGTCGGCACACTGGCCAGCCCGGGATCGGTCAGCGCCGACTACGCGCCTCTGAACCCGGCGACTGGTACGCCGTACCTCACCATCAAGGCCATCGCTTGGACTGGCACGTTCCAAACGAATGACACAGTGACCTTTGCAACGCAGCCTGCCGCGATCCCGATCTGGTATCGCCGCCAGGTGCCGGCGGGGACATTCAGCCTGGCGAACGACTTCACGTCGTTGGCCATTCACGGGGAGAGTGCGTGATGGCCCGGGTCGGCTTCAAAAAAACCTTCGCCACCGGCACCTTCGACAAGGCCGGTGTGCAGGCCCTGTTCGGCCACATCAAGAGCACACTCGTGGCGGCCGGGTTCCAGGTCATTCTGGACACCCCGGATGCCATCGACGTCATACCGATAGGCGCGAACCCTGCCTTGCCAAACGACGACACGCCGCACTGGGCACTCAACCTTCAGGATGCAGATACCACCGCGTACATTCGAGGCATTCCTGTGTTCGGTGCGAACTACCTCGATGGGGGAGCCCTCGCGGACAACGGCTTCATCATCGTCAATCCGAACTGGCGCTGGCAGGATCAGAACGCGGAAATCACGTTCTGGTTCGCCGCTGACAGCGTGGCGGGCTGGTGGTGGCTGCACGCCATCTCGCCCGACATCAACAGCAGCAATGGCCAGACGATGAGCTATGCGTGTGCAGCCGTTACGACGCGCCGCTACCCCGCCGATCAGCATCAAGGACTCTCGACCCGCTACGGTCTGTGGGACCCGTGGGGCGACTTCTATCCGGCCTACGCGATGGAGACGGATGGGACGCAGAACCGTTGGCCCTGGACGGGTACCTGGTCGCCCTTCGGCGAGGGATGGGATTTCAATGGAAAGCGCCATCCCGGTTCGCCACTGCCCAAAATGGCCGTGCCTCAGTTCCCGAATCGGGATGGCGGTGCCGTGTGCATCTACGGAGAGATCAATGAGATTCTGATCCTCACCGATGGCTATGCGCAGGAGGAACAGGTGTTGCCGGGCTGGGTGGCGATGACCGGCGATGACTGGGATCAACCCTACGCCGTGCCAGCGCCTGCCAGCTTCACCGTGCTATGACCATTGGCATTTCGCTCGCCATTACGCTGGGGGCGGGACTCTACGTTGACTCGGGGCCAACCGTCCTCAAGCGCCGCTTCGAGGCGGCGTGGGGCAAGACGGAAGTTTTCGTGGCCAATGCCACGCCGTGGGATATGAACCGTGTGCGCGCGTGGCAGTACGCGGAAATCTGGTCGATCCGCTTCGCGCAAAACCATCAGTCATCCTACGGACTGCGGCTGGAAGGTGGAAGTCGGTATCCCTACGGCGACATGCGCCAGCACCGCCGGATCATCTTGGCAGCTTGGGGCGACGTGCAGCAGACCAAGGCCCGCCACGTCATCCCGTACACCGATCTCGGCACCTGCTGGAAATCGATGCGGGTCGCGTACTGGCTGACCCAGCAGGTCGCGGCCAGGCAGGTGCTCGGGTACGACGTGACCAACGTCGATCCGGTTGCCAAGCGGCTAACGGCATCCTGGTCGATCCTCGATGACGCCAGACTGCAGGCGGTGGTGAACAGCCCGGAACTCGTCTGGCACGACCAGCGGATTCGAATCGTTGAGGCGACCCTTTCCTGCGACGAGGAGAGCCCGGTCTGGATTGCGCGGGTCGAGATCGCGGCCATCACCGATTTCGCCACCATCGGAATCGGCGACACGATCACCCTTGCCTTGGGGCTGGAAATTTTTGTGCTGGTGGTCGATGGCAAGACGCTGTCGCGCACCTCGGTCGCCGAACAACGGATGGAACTGACGGCAGTCTCGCCCGTGGCGCTGCTCGACGCGCCCTTTGCCGGCACGAGCCGCTACTACGAGGCTGGTGCTGTTTCCGCGCGTGCGGCGGTGGAGTTCCTGATCGGCTCGGTCGACTGGAGTCTTCCCAGCTGGATCATTCCGGCAGGCCGGCTGATGCTGGAAGGGGCGACACCGCTGGCAGCCGCCCGCAACATCGTCGCGGCCATCGGCGGCATCGTCGAGAGCAACCCGGATGGCTCGGTGGTTTGCCGCCGCCAGCATCCGGTCAGCATTCCGCAGTACGGTGCTGCCACAGTCGCGCACAGTCTGTTCGACGCCGACGTGATGTCGGCGCAGGCGCAGATCGCGCCGGTGCGTGGTTTCAATCGGGTGACCATCGCCAACGAGGAAGGCGGTGCGGGCACGTCCGCTGACCGGATCGAGTACGTGGCCGATGCCGATGATGCCTATCGTGGTACGGTGCGCGCCTATCTCGCCAGCACCCGTGCGGTGGTGCTGGCCCACACCGGGCATCCGTCCACGGTTATCGCGAGCCTCGGCGCAGTCACCCGCACCGAGAGTGAAACGGTCGAGTTTATCGAGGGGCAGGCGAGCACCCGATACCCGGTGACCACCATTGTGAACCTCGCCTGGCAGCACACCGGCCTGGGCGATGTGACCGCCTCGGGCCAGAGCCTCACGGCGGCCACCAGCGGTTACAGCCTGCTTCGAATCACCTACACCACCACGTCGCTCGACTGGCGCGTGGCGCTTCCCATCGACGAGGAAGTGCAGTTCGTGCTGGTCGATGCCTGAGGACACATCATGGCCAATGCCACCATTCGCGTTCAATTCGGCAACCCGGACGGCTCGGGTTCGGACGGTCACCTCTCTGCCGAGGTCGACACCCGTCCCGATGGCCTCAACGGCGGCCGCAGTTCCTTCAGCCCAGGCGAAACCGCCTACATCCTCGTCTACAAGTCCGACAACGTCAGCATCACCGACACCATCTGCTCGGCGGGATCGCTCTCGGCACAGGGCAGCGCCGTGGTGACGGTGACCGAGGAACTGATGTTCGAGGATGCCGATACGGCGACGCTCGGCAAGCCGGCGCGTTCGGCAATTTCGCAGGCTGTTTGGTACGGGCGCAGCCTCGGCGGCCTCACGCTACAGTCCGACAAGGTCACGGTGAAGGCATCGAGCAAGGGTGTGGCGGTGGCCAAGGTTACCTACGATGCGCTGGCGCTGGTCTATGCCCTGTCGTCGCCCTCCACGCTCAACGGGGAGACGGACTTTTCCATCTTGGCCCTGATCAAGGGGACGGCATCGTGATCATCGAGGTTTATCGGGGCGACGGTGCGCGCGAGGGGTCGCCCATCGTCGAGCCGCTGCTCGCCGACGATGCGCTGATCCATCGGGGCGTGGCCGAGATGGACGCCAATGCGCACGCCTTCAACCGGCTCGAGATGGCGGTGGTTTTTCGGCCAGGGATTCGTCTCGGTCAGATCGTCGAGGCGACCGACCCGTCCACGGCGAGCCCGTATCGCGCCAAGGTGACCGGCATCCAGATCACGGTGTCGGAAGCCGCCATCGAAACCCAACTCACCCTGGAGCAGCCGCGATGAGTTTCGCCTTGAAGGAGCTCACTCGGCTACTTGCGCCGGAGCAAACGGTAGTGGGCGCGGTGGTCGGCATCGATGGGGCCGTGGTGCGCGTGGCCACCGAGCGCGGTGCCGTCACCGCCCGGACGCTCGATGCCGTGGCCGTCGGCGACCGGGTGCAGATCAAGAACGGCATCGCCACCAAGGCACCGGTGGCCAAGCAGGTGTTTCCCGTCTGACGACAATTGGAGGAATCGAAATGAAGCAAGCGACGACATTTCTGGAGCGGGTGCGACCCGTCATCGACGCCCTGCCCGATGGGGCCGACAAGGACACGTTGCTGGCCCTGGCCGAGGCACAGGACACCATCGAGCGCGGTGACGTGCATCCGAAGCAGCGCGCGCAGGCCATGCGCCGGCTGGTAGGCGGCGCTGCCGTCGTGGCCAGCAGGAAGGCCGGGCGTCTGGCCCAAGGACGCGGCAAGAAGCCGTAGCACCAAGGCAACCCAAATTCACACCCGCGAACCCGCCCAAGAGGCGGGTTTCGCATTTCTGGAGGACGAAAACATGGATTCCACCCAAATGGAGCGGCGGAAGATGGTGACCATCCCGCAGGAAGAATTCGAGGCGATGCTGGAGCGGGCAGCCGAACGCGGTGCCCGGCACGCGCTCGCCGACGTTGGCCTCGATGGGCCGGAGGCAGCGCACGACATCCGGGAATTGCGCGGTCTGCTCGACGCATTCAACGAGGCCAAGAAAACCGCCGGCCTGACCATCGTGAAGATGCTGGTCACCGGCCTGGTGATGGCGCTGCTGGCCGGCGCGTTCCTGAAGCTCAAACTGTTCGGAGGCGGGCAATGATCGAGACTCTGCTTGGCGGCCTCCTAGGCGGGGCCTTCCGGCTCGCCCCGGAAATTCTGAAATGGTTCGACCGCAAGGGTGAGCGCAGCCACGAACTGGCGATGCAGGATAAGGCGCTGGAGTTCGAGAAACTGCGCGGGGCGCAGCGGATGGCAGAGATCGGTGCCGCCGCCGATGCTGCGTGGAATACCGGAGCTATCGATGCCCTGCGTGAGGCCGTCGCGGCGCAGGGGCAGCGATCCGGTGTGCGTTGGGCCGATGCCCTGTCGATCAGCGTGCGCCCAGTGATCACCTACTGGTTCATGGCGCTCTACTGCGCGGCCAAGACGGCGGCGTTTGCGGCTGCCGTCACTGCCGGGGCTGGTTGGGGCACGGCGATCCTTCACGCCTGGACGGAGGCCGATCAGGCGCTGTGGGCGGGGGTGTTGAACTTCTGGTTCCTGGGGCGCGTGTTCGACCGGGTGCGGCCGTGATGGAGGTGCCGCAAGCCGCCATCGATCTGGCCAAGCGCTTCGAGGGGTTCGAGCGCAAGGTGAAGCGAGGTACGGAAATTACCGCCATCCCCTACATCTGCCCGGCAGGGTTCTGGACGATTGGCTACGGCCATCTCTGTGACCCGAAGCATCCGCCAGTCACCGAAGCCGAGGCCGAGGTCTATCTGACGCGCGATCTGCACACGGCGCTGACGGCGACCCTGCGCTATTGCCCGTCGTTGGCCACT